AGGTTGCTGCTGCGTGGGCTGCTGCGGGGGCTGCTGCGGGGGCTGCTGCGGGGGCTGCTGCGTGGGATGCTGCGGGGGCTGCTGCGAGGGCTGCTGCGGGGGCTGCTGCGGGGGCTGCTGCGGGGGCTGCTGCGGGGGCTGCTGCGTGGGATGCACTCGCGCCAACGTCTGCGATGCTTCGCGCCTCTGCGATTGAACTGCTTGACGCGATGATTGCTGTCGGGAAGGCCGCATGATGCTCTCCCTTCTCCTGCTCCTTCAAGCCTTGTGGAATCCGACCTGCGAACGCTTGCGGTGCACGTTCGACGCGAGCGCATCCACTGGCGCGATTAAGTCTTACTCGTGGGCCTTCGGCGACTCGACGGCGAAGAGTAGCGGCAAGCTCGTCACTCACACCTTCGCCCGCGTCGGAACGTACAGCGTCGTCCTCGTGGTCACCGACTCCACGGGCCACCGCTCGCAGCTCACGAAGAAAGTCACGGTCACCGCAACGACGCTTCCCCCTGTGGCTCGCGTGGACACCGTGCGCCTCACCCGCGTGGATACGGTGCGCGTTGCATCGAAGCCTGACACGATTCGGATTGCCGCGGTGCATGACACCGTGTTCCGCCTGGTGCCCGATACCGCGTGGCTCTTCAAACCCGTTCGATTGGACACGCTCGCGTTCTCGTTCACCCTCCCGAGTCAGTGGAACGGAGGGCGCATGGTGGATTCCAGTGGCGCACGTCCATGGCGCGTCTACAACGTCCGGCTCATGGGGGTGATTGACCCTGTGTCGAGCGGGTATCGCTTGTGGAAGCCCACGGACACCGTGTTCGGGGACACGCTGCAAAGCACCATCATGGCGGGGGGCTGGCTGTTCCCGAGTCTCGCGGCGGCGCTCAAGAACATTCAACCGATCTTGCCATGAGCAAACACAAATGCCCGCGCTGCGGTGCCGAACTTCCGCATATCCGAAAGTGCCGCCGACGCCTCGCGCCTCTTCCCGACACGCCCGAGATGTGTTTGCGCGGCAACACGAACATCGAGGTCTACATCCCGCCCTCACCAGCGAGCGAGGCATGACAGACACCGCAAAGTGCGCCCGCTGCGGACACGACGAACACGTTGGCCAATGCTTGCATGACTGGCCGAACGCGGAAGGCTGCGACTGTTTCGACCACGATTGGAAACTGATCCCAACTCCGCACGGCGTGGGGGAGTTTCGGGAGGCAAACGCTGCCGAGTTAGCGGAACTGATGGCGGAAATCAAAATGCTGCCGTGGCCCTCACCGACCACGCTCGACGAAGCGATCACCGGATTGCGCGAATGTTCGTGGTGGGTCTGCGACCGCCTCTCGGACCCGCCTATCTCGGCAGGCTGGAAGCACTGCGCCAACGAAAACGAGGCGTTCATCCGCGCACACATCGACGCGTTAGAAGCAAAGAACGAACACACGCTCGCCTCAGCCCTTACCGAGCGCGCCGAACACTTGGCGGGCAAGCTGGAACTCTCGCTGACGTTGGGAAAGGTGCTCAAGACGCTCGACCCTACCGCCGATGTAGACGGGATGCCGCTTAGTGAATGCCTCGCACTCGCACAACGAGTCGCCACCGAGCGCGCCACCCTCGAAGCAGTAGCGAGAGAACTGGTCGCCGCTGATGCCGCGTTTAGCACCCTGCGCGGCGACGAGCCTGACGCCCACACGCTACACAAGGCGATGGGGTTGCGGTGGGCGGATGCGTTCGACGCCCTTGCCATCGCTGTGGGAATGCCGCCGTTCTGGTCAAAAAACTTACCGCCATCACCCAAGGATTCGACCGATGCCAGCTAAGAAGACAGCAGCGACCAAGCCAGCAGGCCGCACGATCGCCGTCACGCACCTGCTTGAAGGCTCCATTCTCATGGGCGAGACGGTGACCATCTCCACCATCATCGACGCGCACCCGTACCGCACCAACTATCGCGGCATCATCTCCGACATTCGGCGGCATGGCGACGGTCGTGACTACGCGATGCTCACGGTGATTGGAATGCCCGGCCCGATTGCGCTCGCGCTTGAGCCAATTCCATGACGAGCCCCGAGCCGTTCGACCTCGACCGCGAGCTGCACCGAGTGCGCAACAGCGACTGGTCAGTCTCACAAGATGCTGAATCGCGCATCCACTCCCACCTCGCCCGCCTCGAAGAACTCGCCACACTCAAACACGGGAACGAACTGCGCGCCCGCAACGATCGGCTTGCCGCCAACAACAACGCACTCAACGCACGAGCGACGAAAGCAGAATCTCGCGTCACCGCGTTAGAGGCAGAGCGAGACGCGCTGAAGGCCCTGCAAACCATCGCTGTCCATGAGGCGCTGAAGCCGATCTACTTCGCCGATAGCTCTGACTACCTCGCGGGGCTGTATGGCGTGATCAAAGTGCTTGACGCTGGCCTCTGGAACCGGTTGGAGGATGGCGCCACGTCGGAGCATTACGACGAGACGCGCTCCGCAGCAGAAGCCGCCCGCATTAATTGGCCCTCCACGGACGCCCCAGCCAGCCCACCGGAGACGCCATGAGCCTGGAGCTGACGTTGCCCGAACCGCCGAGCCTCAACGTCTATCGCCGAAGGGGCCGCCCAAGCCCGTTCGCGGAAGTCATCGTGCCTAAGCTGGCATCATGTAGCGCGGACGGGCCGTGCATCATTTACGACGGAGAGAAGTTAAAGGCTGGATACGTGAGGGCATGGTTCAAGGGCCGCCGCACAGTGGCGCATCGGCTGACCTATGAATTGATCCGTGGCCCGATACCGGACGGACTGACCCTCGACCATCTGTGTCGCCAGAAGGCGTGCGTAAACCCATTCCACCTAGAGGCCGTGACGCAGACGGAGAACCGACGCCGCGCTGCACGACTCATAACGCACTGTCCGCATGGCCACCCATACAGTGGAGATAACCTGCGGGTCTATCAGGGTCGCCGATTCTGCAAGACGTGCGGCGGGTGGAAGGCAAAATGATTTCCATGACCCTCCCAGAGCCGCCGTCGCTTAACACCTACTGGAAGAAGTACCGGAACCGGATGGTGCTGTCCGAGGCGGGGAAGGCGTACAAGTACACCGCATGCCTCGAAGGGAAGCGGCAGAAGATGCAGCCTCTTCGCGGCCCGATCGCGGTCACGGTGCGGTGGTACCGATCGCGGAAGGCCGGAGACTTGGACAATAGGCTCAAGGCATTGTTTGACGCGCTGGAAGATGTGGCGTTCACGAACGACAACCAGGTCACCGAGATCCACGCCTCACGGCACGACACGGACCCGAAACACCCCCGCGTGGAAATCTCCATTTCCCCCCTTTCCGCGGCCTCGACCCCATGAGCGACGACATACAGCCAGCCCTCACGGATAAGAATGACTGGCGAAGATACACCGAACATAGCTATATTGTGGGAGACATTTCGGAGCCAGACCTATGCAAGAAGAGTGGCGTTCTGTGAGCGGCTATGAAGGGTTGTATGAGGTGTCCAACCTTGGGCGTGTGGTGAGGTGTGCTGGTTCTGATTCCCTAGGGCGCCCGCGCCACCGCCGCCCGCTGCGCGGAACCGTAACTGGCGGCTACGCCGTCGTGAATTTGTGTCGCGATGCGAGGCCAGTGGTGGCGCGTGTGCATCGGTTGGTGGCCGCAGCGTTTCTCCCCGCCCCGCCATCGGGAGCCGTGGTCGTCAATCACATCGATGGCGTGAAGCTAAACAACGCGCATACCAACCTTGAGTGGGTCACCACACAGGGCAACGATGCGCATGCACAGCGCATGGGCCTCAAGGCTTACGGAGAACGTCATCCTGCAGCAAAGCTCACATGGCGTGCGGTGGCCGTCATTAGAGAGCAGCGGGAAACCCGCACGATGAGTAACAAGGCAATTGCGGCGAAGTACGGAGTTTCCGAATCCACGATTGAGCGTGTCCTGTCGCGCGCTCGGTGGAACTTTCCGTCAGATCTCCCGTCCCGCCCATGACAGAAATCCCAGCGGCGTTAACCCCGGAAGAATGGACCTTCCCGCATCACGCGATGTGGTGCAGTCCGAAGATGGGCATTGTCGCCCGTGTGCGCGTGGGAGATTCGGGTGTGTTGGAGATTCACCCGCCAAACGCCCTCTGCGCCGCGTGGGACGGTCACACGTTATTCGTGCCCGAGGCAGACGACCGCCATGCCCTCGCCGCCCTCGAACGCTTCATCCTCGAGCTGCTGACCGATGCTCCGCACCCTTCGCGATCTCGTGCACTCGATGGTCCTCCGCGCCGCCTTCTGCTCCCAGGGCGAGCACAAACGGGAAACGATCGCGAGTAGTTTCGGGCATCTCGTGTATCGATGCAGCGACTGCGGACGGACGCGGGACTTGGGGCCGATCTTCGTGGTCTACTCCAACCGGAAGGTGCGGCGGTGAGTGTCAGCCTGGCGAAGCTCTCACCGGCCGCGAAGGCGCAGCTCGTTGCGGAGCGGCGTTCGCTCTTCTTCTCACTCCTCAAGCACTGGACACTCCCGTAAGCCCTTCGGCTGGCGATGCAATGCCACCTCGCCAACCCGCGATGCCTCTGTCCTCCCCTCCGGAGCAGCCATGACACGCAAGAAACCAAAACTCTGGCCACTCGACCCCCGCACCACGACCCCCCTCTATCTGGCATGGCAGCAGGCACGCCAAGTCTTCCACGCGCACGGCTTCAACCAATCGCGCTACGACGACGTGGTGCGGGCTCGGCGGGCGTATCTCGCGAGTGTCGGACTGTGAGCGGAGCAGACGCAACAAACGTCGCTGTAGCGGTGCGGTGTGCATCCGGTACTGACACCACCGGAGATCCTGCATGCCGATCGACCGCAACGACCCCGACGTCCTCGCCGCCCTCGAACGCTTCATCCTCGAGCTGCTGACCGATGCTCCGTGTGATCATTTGCGCCCTGCACTCGCTGGTATTGCGACATGCGTTCTGCAGCCAAGGCGAGCACAAACGGGAAACCGTGACGACCGAACAGGGCCATCTCCTGTATCGCTGTAGTGATTGCGGGTACCGGCGAGAGATCGGCGCGGTCTTCGTGCATGGGTCGAACAAGCGGGTGCGGCAGTGAGCCCTCGTCTGAAGTTGACGCCGGAGATGCGGAAGCTCATGGCCGCGGAGCAATCGGCACTCTTCTACTCCCTGCTCCGTCGCGAGCGGATCCCAATGCCGGAGCCGGAGTATCGCTTCGACGACTCGCGCAAGTGGCGCTGCGACTTCGCCTGGCCGGCGCACAAGCTCGCGCTCGAAGTCGAAGGGGGAGCGTGGACGAATGGCCGTCACGTCAGAGGCGCTGGCTTCCTCGAGGACATGTCCAAATACAACCGACTCGCCGTGTTGGGCTGGCGACTGCTTCGCTGCACCCCCACCGGATTGCACGACCTCTGGACCATTACTCAGATCAAGGAAGCGTTGGCATGCCCCGTCGTGTGACTCCACCGAAGAAGTCCGCCAAGAAAGGAGGCAAGCGATCGGGCAAAAAGTCCGGCACAAACTCCGGACTGCTCGTCGCGCAGCCGCACGGTGGCGCGATTCGGAAAGGCTCCCTGCCTGGCAACACACCTGGCACCGGTCGCCCACCCGACGAAATCCGCGCCGCAATGCGCGAACTCGGTGCCACGAAAGGACTTCCGTTCCTTGATGGGGTATTGGATGGCAAGGTCTCCGTCACACTCGTCGGGAAGTGCTCAGAGTGCGGCGAGGAGTCGAAGCCAACCTCAACGGAATGGACGAAGGACTTGCTTGGTGATGTGAAAGCCTCAGTTGACCAGCGCATCAAGGCGCTCGAGCAGGCGCTCAAGTACGGACTGGGCACCAAGGACGAGCTCACGGTCGTCAGCGAAGACGTGCGCCGGCGCCTCAAGGTGCAGGTGAGTGTAATTCACGAGATGCTGCCGAAGGAGCAGGCGGACGCCGTGCTGGCTCGGCTGGACGGTGTCTGGTCGTGAGCTCCATCGCCGAAGCCTGGGCGGACGCGCGCGCACCATTCCGTGATACCGGCGTCAGGGCGGAGCCGCTGACGCAATACCAGCGCGACCCGTTGGGCTTCCTCATCAATGAACTGGGGATCCCAGAGGAGTACCTCGTCTGGTCAAAGAACTCCGAATACCTCTCACACGAGTGGGACGGGACGCCCGATCCGCTGGCCGCGATGCTCAACGGCTTGGCGGCGTGGGAGGATGTCGGCGTCGAGGCGGGTACAGGCACGCAGAAAAGCTTCACCGCGGCCGGCGTCGTGTTGTGGTTCCTCGCCTCATGGAGAGGCGCCCGGGTGTTCACCTTCGCCCCGAAGGAGGAGCAGTTGCGCCTCTTCATCTGGGTGGCGATCGGGAAGCTCTGGCCGCGCTTTCAGGCGTTATTCCCCACCGCAGTGTTGACGGACCTGCGGATCCAGATGTCGCCCGATCCTGCCGACAAGGACTGGTCCGCAAACGGGTACGCTGTGGCGATGAAGGCGGGGGAATCGGTCAGCGTGAACGCCCAGGGCATGCACGCCGAGCACATGCTCCTCATCTACGAGGAGACGCCAGGTATCAACCCCGCGGTCACCGAAGCGGGGGAAAACACCTCAACGGCACCGCACAATCTCCGGTTAGCGCTCGGCAACCCAGACCACCAGTTCGATACGCTGCACACGTTCTCTGTGGCACCCGGTGTCCGCCATGTGCGGATCTCGGCCCTCGATCACCCGAACCTCGTGACTGGCCGAGAGATCGTACCGGGCGCCGCTTCGCAGAAGTCGGTAGACCGCCGCCTCGTCAAATACGGGTGGGATGGCCGACTCTTTCGTTCGCGTGTTCGAGGGATCAGCCCAGCAGAAGCCGCCGAGGCGCTGATCAAACTGGAATGGGTGAAGCGCTGCCAGGCGAAGTGGGCCGACGAGATGTACCGCGTGGGCAAGAAGGCGCTCGGCGTGGATGTGGCTAACTCCATCGGCGGTGATGAAGGGGCGATCGCCCAAGGCCAAGGCTGGTGGCTCGAGAAGGTGGACTCATTCCCGTGCCCGAACTCCAACGACCTCGGCTTCCGTGTCCACCTCAAGATGAATGAGGAGAAGATCGAGGCCGAGCATGTGGGCGTGGATGCGGTGGGCGTTGGAGCGGGCTGCGTCAACGAGCTCCGGAAGCGCGACAAATGGATCAAGGCGCTGAACGGCGGTGAGTCCGCCGTGGACCGCTCAGGCGAAGACGAGGAATTCAACAACCTGCGCTCGCAGATCATGTGGACGCTCCGCGAGGACATCCGCCTCGAGCGCCTGGCGTTGCCACTCGATGACGAGCTCGCGCAGGACCTGATCACGCCGCAATGGAAAACCCACAACGGCAAGATCGTGGTGGAGCAGAAGGAAGACATCAAGAAGCGGTTGCCGGGCCGACGTTCCCCGAACAAGGGCGACGCCGCGGGCTACTGGAACTTTGTGCGCGATCGCACGCCGTTGACGGAGCCTCTGCGCAAGGTCGGACTCACGCAGACGCAGCGCGTGTGGCAGGAACTCGTGGACATGGAAGAGCAGCCGCAGGACACCAAGCGGTACGGAAAAATCATCCGCCAATAGGAGAGGGCGAGGATGCCATGGATTAGCCGGAAGGAACTCGACGCACTCAGAGGCTCGAGTGCGGAGCTATTGGAGGACCAGCGGCACACGAACAACGTGCTCGCCCACATCCTCGACAGGCTGAACGACCTGCCGTCGCGCCTCGTAGAGTCCGTGCGCGAGGCGGGGCTCGCCGATGTGCTGGCCCGCGCCACCATCAAGGCCGACGCCGAGGCGCAACCGCCCTCCATCCAAGCTGCTGACCGGATGCGTGTGCAGGAGCAACGCGAGCGAGAGAGTCAGACGCGATGATCTGGCATTGCGAGTCGAACTACATGACCTGCCTGCACGGGCACCTCTTCCGCACCGCCAAGTCCGGCTTTGCGATCGACCAGCGTCGGATGGTGGGCCATGCGTTTGTGTGCTGCCAGCAGTGCCGGCCCTCGACGTTCTTCTTCGTCATCGCCACGGCGGAGCCCACGCCCATGCTCACCTGCTACGAGATCGATCAGCGGCAATACGATACCTGGCTAAACGACACCGACGACCGGATCAGCTCGACCGAAATGCTCCACATCCTCTGTAGCCCTGCCGGTGAGAGCTACAACCCACGCTATCGCCCCACCACTCATGTCTGACGCGAACATCGAGAAAGAACTGGAGGTAGAGGACGCGCTCGACGCCATGACCATACTCGCCCGCGAACACGGATACCTCACCTGCAAGATCGAGCAGCGGCTCGATCTCGACGAGAATCGCCGGAAGCGCGACTTCGCGGAACGAAAGGCCCGCGAAATCCGCGTTGGCCTTCGCACAAAGATCCGCGCCCTCATCCCTCGCCTGCCATGAACGAGCCCAACGACGACGCACCAAAACGCATTCTCAACCTGCAGGACCACAAACGGAAGGCGAGCGGCCAGGGGGGTAAGTACGCCACCAAGGACGATGTCGTCGCATCGATGGCTGCCGGGTTTCTGGCGATGGGCCAGAAGGTCTACAGCCAATGCATGACGGAGACGACGCGGCTGCTGACCGAGATGGAAGCGCGGCACGCTGAGGAGATTGCGAAGCTTCGTGCCGAGGTGGGGCTGTGAGCGCATGCACATCCTTTCACGTCGTGCAGATCGCCGGCACGGTGTTCTACATCGACAGTGATGTGCGGCAAGAGATTGAATCCTTTCTGCGCAACACGCCAGCGCCGACTGACTTCATCGTTGTCGATTCCTTGAATGGTGAGGAAGTCACTGTTATCGCCGACGCCGTGAATGGGATATGGAGCTGCACGCCAGAGACGCGCGCTGCCCAGCGAGAGATGGACGCGATGTTTAAGGCAGAAATTCCCGTTACCGACCTCTAGCCAAACAGCCCGATGAAACGCCGCCTTCACTACCGCGACCAGCCCGCTCACTGCGCCTGCCAGCACGCCTCAGACACCGCCGAATGGCATGGCAAGCGCCGCTCAGGGGCCGGACTCACTGGACGAGGTGCGAGCCTCCACCTGTCCGGTTGTGTCCATTCGACACTCGCCCAGACCACGGCCCCGTTGCCGAAACGCCGCAAGGTGCGGCGATTGGCTCTTGCGCACGAGGCCGCATAATGCCATACTAGCGACCAGAACACTGCACCACGCCGACTGGCGCCCGACCCCGAGCCTCCTTCCTGCTCGGTCGGGCGCCTTTTTCGCGTTCCTCCCGCAAGTCCTCCAATGGCATCGTACAAGGATCAGGATCACCCGTACGGCACCGTTACCGTGGTAGCGGGCGCGGCCACATTCTCGGACTCGCAGTCCGGCATCATGGCCAACGGGAACGTGATTGAGATCGGCAAGAGCACCCGCGCACACTGCGTGGTGTCGGCCCTCTCGACCGATGGGCTCAGCTGCACACTCACGCCGTTGCTGAGCCTGGCGGCAGTCGGCTTCTATTACAGCGGCCGACAGACGAGCATTCGCGGCTGATGAATCAATGACGCACCGAGGTCCTGGTTGGCGCACTCCGGCGGTCTGACCAATTCGAACGGGAAAACCCTTGCGGACCTCGCCCACAGCGAGCCTCCAGCCCTCGATGCAGTCCCAACCGACAAAGCGCTCTATGTGCTGGCCCGTTATCAGGTCCAGAACGATCACTTCGTTGGGCTCTATGAAACGTGGTCCAAGGCCGTGCTCTTCCTCCTTGGCCGTCACTGGCTGATCTGGAACAAGAGCAAGCGGCGCTACGGCACTGACACTGACGTACCCGCGTGGACCCAGCAGCCAGTCACGCAGGTCGTCTACGCGGTATATCGCACCGCGATCGCCAAACTCACAAAGCAGAAGCCGGCGCTCGACGTTGTTCCTCCGTCATCGGACTCGGACGACCGCGAATCGGCGCATATGGGAGAGGCGCTGATCACGCACCTCTGGCGGTTGCTCAAGGTGCCGACGACGCTCAAGCGGGCGCTGGGCTGGTTCTTCTGCAGTGGCCAGGTCTATCTCCGCGTCTACTGGGATAAGGACGCAGGGAAGCTGGTGCCGCTCACGCAGCTGATCGAAGTGCCGCATGCCGATCCTGTGAGAGCTGACGCAGGAGAGACGGAAGACGTCTCCGCTCCCCTTGGTCCTGACGGCCAGTTGATCACCAAGGCGCACGAGGAGACCGGCGAGCCGGTGCCGGACCTCGACGCCGAGCCGCATATGATGCCGCAGGGAGAGATCGCCATCGGACTGGAATCGCCGATGGCGGTGCGCTTCAACCCGGAAGCGGAAACGCCGGACGACGCCTACGAGATGTTCGTGGCGCGCATGTGGCCCAAGGACCGCGCCGCCGCGCACTTCAAGGTCGCGGCGGACGAATTGGTGTCGGGCGCCGATGAAGATCGCGCCGCATACGATGACATGCTGTCGTCGGCCAGTGCTGCGCAGCCGGACGTCCTCGGCACCTTCGGTGGCGCCTCGCAGCAGGAAGCGATCGGTTCTCGGGTGCTCGTCATCGAGTACTACCGCGACCGCGATGAGACCCACAAAAACGGCCGCCACTGGATCGTCGTCGGTAACAAGGTCGTGTGGCCGAAAGAGGGCGACACGGAATACCCGAACGGTGAAGCCGAACTGCCGAGCGGATTTTGGCCGCCGCTCATTCCGGTGCAGGACGTTCCGGTGCCTGGGCAAGTGCAATCCATCGGGCTGATTCCCCAGGTCGTTCCGCTCAACGAAGCGCTGAACACGCTCGACGGGAAGATCCTCGAGCACAACGTGCAGATGGCGATGGGCGGGAAGTGGGTCGTGCACCCAGACGACCGCGGTCTCACCATCGATTCCTCGCCTGGGCAAGTCCTCGCCTCCAAGGGATACGCCGAAGGCAAGCCGCCCATTCAGGCGGAGCTCAAGCCACTGCCGGAGCGCATCTACGCCGAGCGTGATGTGATCATGAACAAGGTCTCGCTCGTGACGGGCTTTGATCGTGAGTCGCTCGGGCAGGCACCGGAAGGCGTGACGTCAGGCCGTGCGATGCTCGTGCAACAGGAGCAGACGGACAGCGTCTACACGCCATCCCTTGAAGCGTGGGAGCATGCGCTCGAGGAAGTCGGACGACGGATGCTCGTCTTGGCGCAACACAACTACACCGAAGAGCGCGACATTCAGGTGCGCGGCGAGCGGGGTAAGTGGGAAGTCAAATCCTTCCTTGGCTCCGATCTCTCGGATGGCATGGACGTGCGCGTGCAGGTCGGCTCGAGCTTCCCGTGGAGCAAGGCCGCGCAGTGGGATGCGCGCGTTGACATGCTGTCGAAGTTCCCCGGCTTGGTGCAGGGACCCAATGGGGAAGTCGATAAGGAAGCCCTCTCCCGCTACATGGATACCGGCGCCCCTGGCTTGGGTGCGTTCGAGTCGGACGAAGACTCCGATCTCATGGAAGTACAGCGCGAGCACGCGATGTTCGAAGCGTACAATCCGCGCGAAGGCCAGAACCAACTGCCGCAGCTCGCCTTCTGGCAGTCGCAGCCGAAGCACTTGGCCGCGCACTACGACTTCATGAAGCGCGACCGCGCCCGGTTCGAGAAATGGGCGCCGGAAGCGCAGGCCGCCTTCATCAATCACATGCAGCTGACGGCGAAGGCCGTGAACGACCTGGCGTCGGCGATGCCAGGTGCCGGTGCACCAGCCGCAGCCGCAGCCCCAGCACCTGCAGCGGACGGACCGCCCAACCTGCAGCTCGTGGCCGGCGGCGCTGACCAAGGCGCTCCCTCGGATCAACGCTTGACCTCAAGCGACTTTGCTGCGGCCGGACAATGACCCCTCACATCGCACATCATGCCTGTTACCTACACTGACGATTGGGTTGGATCTCCCGCGCTGCTGCAGGGCGCGTCGAATCCAGCGTGCAACGCCGTCGCAGTCACGCCGAGCGATACGGATGACCTGGCGAAAGCCTCACGCGCGCTCGTGATCGGCACGGCCGGCACGCTCTCGGTGACCACCCTCGGCGACAAGCTCAACGCCGCGGCGCATGTGAACCTGACCGTGCCAGCAGGTGTGCTTCCCCTTCGCGTGACGCGCGTCTGGTCGACGAACACGGCCGCCACCGGGATCACCGCGCTGTGGTAGTCCGGCGGGTCGGCTAGGCTATGGCGGCCAGGACTGGTACAGGAGCGGGTGGACTCATGAGCGCAGGTGGCTCCTGGGTTGGCGGTATTGCGCCGGTGAACGGCGACACGATCGTCATTCCCGCGGGCTGCACGATCACGCAGGACGCCAACATCACGCTTGGTTCGACGGCGGGTGCGGTTGGTCATGCGCTCACGATTGCCGGAGCCGTGGGGAATCACGGCAAGTTCGTCACGGCGAACGGCTTCACGCTAACCCTTTCGGGCTTCAACGCCAGCAACACCCCGCTGAGCACCACGGCCTACGGCGAATTTGATAGCTCGGCGGGTGGGACCATCGTCTACGACGTGCCGAGCAACAGCGCCGGCGCCTGCACACTGAGCGGCATCTTCACGTCGGTGTGTACGACCAATCGTGCGACGCACAGACTCGCTGCCTCTCGGCTGACATGGAGCACAGTCGGCGGTGGGGCGTATACCACATCCGGTTCAACGGGCTGGTACGACGCGACGAAGAACCTCATGTGCGCGAAGCTGCCCAACGTGATGATCTCGAACGCAGGCGGCACAGCACTCGGCTCGTTCGGGGATTCGTCGCTCGGCTTCTCCGCGATTACACCGGCCGGCGCACTCACCACAGAGGTCGCCACCAAGGCCGCGGTCACGAGTGCTGGGAAGTATTTCGTGGACTACACGAACGGCATCGTCTTCTTCTACCAGACGGCCCTCGGCATCTCCGCGTTCACCTCTGCCTACAAGTACCTGACGTTCCCTGGCGTGACGTTCCTAATGGCAGCCAATGCCAACGGGAATCAGGTGATGGTTGATCAGACGGACTTCCTGTACATGGGGAACGCGACGGGCGGCAATATGCTGTTCGACCTGTCGAACAAGTTGAAGACCGGCACGGAGCGGAATGCACAGATCAAGCGCAGCACGTTCTTCGCCTGCCGCCGTATCCTCGAGCTGATCAACGTGCAGGGGACGTCGGCGCTGGTCCCGATGGACTTCACGCAGAACACGATCACCGGCATGGACGGCGATGCCACGTGCGGGTTCATGGTCATCTTCCGGGCGAATAACAGTTATTGCGACTTCACCGGGACGACTGTGCGCGGCGCGAACTTGCCAGTGATCAACGTCAACGTCGCGGGCGCGATTACGCAAACGGGCTTCAACTTCTCCGATATGGTGGTGGAGTCCTCGCAGTTCCTCTATGGCTCGACGCCGGGACTCTGCGCATGGGTCGATTGCGTCGCAACCGGTGGCTGCTGGCTCGGATTGGGCTCGGCTGGTGATACGCGCCAGATCGAGAACTTCAGCGGATCGACGGGACATCCCGCCGTGATGGACGGTGTGATCTCCGCGCACGCGATGCGCGTCGTCAACGTCGGGCAGTATTCCACGGTCAAGAACTCGATCCTCATCAAGGCGTATCACCACGCCATCAACGGCCCAACCGTCACCAACGACATCCTCCTGCCAGAGGTGACGATCAACAATTGTATCCGCATGGACTGCACGCAGGCGGGTGCGTTCGTGGAACTCGGCTACAACCGACGGCAAGTGTTCGATAACGCCTCCGTGACGCACATGACCGATGTGCGCTCGAGCGTCGGCTTCAGCTTCGGTGATGTGTTCGATACGTCGGGCGGAACGAACGTCTCGCATAGGCTCACGTGGGCCTCGTTGCTCGCGTACAAGTGCCAGACTGGCTTCCAGAAGGGCGCGGCGAATGCCAGCCGGAACTACCCGACGCACTTCACGCTGGGCGACTACAACGCGGCGAACCAGAACACGATTGCCGACTACTCGGGCTGGACGCGCTTCGCCACGATCACCGGCCTGACCAACGTCACCGGCGTCAGTCTCAACAACCCCTCCCTGGCCGGCCCGCAGTCTGGAAAGAACCTCACATGGACGCATAACAGCGCAACAGACCGCACGCTCACGTATGACGGTGGGACACCGGTGCAGCTGGTGCAGTTCTCTGGCACACTCACCACGGGCGGTGCGGATACGACGTTCAACGGCACCTGCAGCGATTCAGGGAAGACGTTCAACACGAACCTGAATAACGCGCTCTGCCCGACCGGCGGCTGGCTGCTGATGACGTCCGGCGTGGCTGCGGGACAGGCGCGCCGGATCACGCTAAACACGGCGACGCAGCTCACGACCGTGGCCCCGTGGGGCGGAACGGTTCCGGCGATCGGCGACACCTACATCATTCTCTTCGGCGAGTTCACGCTGACCGCATTGGGTGGGGCAACGCTCTACGGCTCCTTGTACGCGCCATCGATTCCCTCGAGCACGCAGTCGGACACGATCGCGTACACGACCAATAGCATCGCGAGCGACCCGCAGTTCTACGACGAGACGCGCACGATCGACACGTGGGACGCGGCACAGGGTGGTCCGGGTACCGAAGAGCATGCGATCGCGCTGCTCTTTGCGACGCCTACGCTCGCCCGGACGAGCCTCGCGCCCTATCTGCGCACCGGGTACATGCCCACGAGCACGGCCTACCGCACCGCAGGCCATGACGGGGCCACGATCGGCGCGGTGCCGTACGTCGCCCCGGTTGTCGTGAGCATCTCGCCCTCACCACATATCGGCCTTCCTCTCTCGATGGGATTCTGACGCTTATGTCATTTGCCGCCCGGCTGTTCCTGCTCCTGATCACGCTCTCACTGCCTGCTATGGCCCAAACTGCCCCGCCGGTGCAAACCGAGCAGCAGTTCGTGGCGACGATGGCGGAGCGGTTCGAGACGCAGGACAAGACGCCAGAACCACCCGTACCAGAACCTGTTACACCCGCACCCGTTGAGGCCAAGAAGCCCAGCGAGACGGATCCCGACGTTGCGACTCCTGACGAAGAGCCAGCGCCGCCGTCCTCGACGCCGAAGGCGCCTGACGAGTCAACGCCCGACCCCGATCAGCCCCTGAGCCCGGAGCCGGAACCGACCGCGGACGACGAAGACGAAGAGATCGACGAAGAGTTTGCCGCCGCAGCGACTGCCGCGAAGGTGAAGCTCACGGTCGACGACCTTCCCGAAGAGGCCCGACCGCTCGTCAAGAAGCGGATCAAGGAACTCGAAGCCGGCTTCACGAAGGCGATGCAGGACGCCCGGTCGTATCGCGCTGACGAAGCCAAGTTCCGCGCCGAGCAGAAGTTCCAGAAGGAGAACCCCGCCGAGTTTGTGGCGGACCTCCTGCTGCAGCATCCGGAGCTCGGTGACCAGGTCAACGCGATCATCGACGGCATCACCACCCCTGCGACCCGCGAAGCGCACAGCATCGTCGTGGAGAAGCGTCGGGCCGATGCCCTCACCGCCACCCAACAGCAACTCAAGCAGCAGGAAGCGAGAGTGGCGAGAGGGATGGAGCTCGACAGCTACAGCCGCACCGCGGCCCTGAAAGCCGGGGTGCCGTTCGAGCTGGGCGTGGAGACGGCGGTCATCGCACACATCACCGCCAACGGTGACATCACGGAGCGCGACATCGATACGATCGTCTCCGCGAAGAAAGCGGAGTACGAGCGGCATGTCCGCGCCGTGCGTCGAGAGGCGTCGAAGAAGTACGTGGACAAGAAGCTCGAGAGCCGGAAGGACACGCCCGTTGTGAAGCCAGGCAGCGGCAACGCCCCTGCCCCGGCGGCGAAGGCGCGTCCCAAGAATGACGCCGAGTTCACCGAGCAGTTCGCTGGCAAGATCTAGAACGATGTAGTTCCCCGCGCTGCTTCGCGCAGCGCACACAACTCAGCACTCACGCGACTGCGTGGCTCCGCCTTCGGGCGGTGGCCGCGCGTTTTTCGTTTTGGAGGATTTTCCATGGCTGGTATTACCGCAACACTCACGCAGTGGGACGCACTGCTGCAGGAAGACTACGTCACGGGACAGATCGTCGAAGCCATCAACACGGCGACCCCGTTCAAGGATGAGCTCAAGCGCGTCGGCATGACGTCCGGCCGCGAGCGCTTGTATCCGGTGAAGGTCGGTGCCTCGCAGGGTCAGGGCGCGCGCGCGGAAGGCGCGGGCATGCCGGTCTACGGTGCCGGCGAGTACGTCGACGCAACGATCCGCGCGAAGTACAACTACGCGCCGTTCAAGATCACCGGTCAGTCGCTCGAATTCGGCACCAAGAAGGCGTTCATCGAGTTCGGCCTCCAGATCCTGAAGGACACCAAGGAGGGCATGAAGCTCTTCACGGGCCGTCAGTGCTGGGGCGACGGTCAGGGCATTCTCGCCCTCGTGAATGGCGCCATCCTCGCCGGCGTCTCGACGGTCGTGGTGGACTCGGCATACGGCGTCCTCTGGGGCTCCTTCGCCGCCAACACCACGTTCCTGATCAAGCGGAACATGGTCGTGCAGTTCGGCACCGAAGACAACGGTGGATTGGGCTACAAGGTCACCGCGGTCACCGGCACGGGTTTCACGTTCACCCCGGCGCTGCAGAACAACGTCGCCGACAACGCGACGATCACGATCCTCGGCTCCGGTGGCAATGAGATCGTGGGCGCGATGGCCTTCGCCGCAACAGCGGCGCTCTCGACCACGCTCGGCATCTCCACCACGTACAACGGCATCAACCGCACGACCTACTCGGAGTGGGAGGGCAACGTCATCAACGCATCCGCGGCGCTGTCGCTCGCGAACATCCGCGCCATGCGTGACACGATCTACAAGCGCACGGATGACGAGGAGTCCAACCTCATGATCGGCGGCACCGAGATGGCGCGCGATTACGAGGCGCTGCTCGTCCCGGCCCAGCGGTTCACGCCGCCCGCGAAGCTGGAGGGTGGCTACAACTCCCTCTCGCACGACGGCCTTCGCTTCTCGAAGGACTCCAAGGCTCCGGCCAAGGCGATGTTCTTCTTCGACACGTCGTGCATCGCGTGGGCGCAGACCAAGGACCCGCACTGGCTGCAGGACGGCAACGGCATCATGCGCGTGGTGCCTGGGCAGGACGCCCTCGAGGCGCTGCTCAAGTGGTACAGCAACCTCGATGTGAGCGAGCCCCGCCGCATGGGCATGCTGTACAACATCACCTCCACCTGATGACGCCACAGCGCGCTCGCCCACATCCGGGTTGAGCGCGCTGTCTCGCTCTTTTCCTCTGAGGATCCTCGCATGTCTGTCCGCGATTCTGCTGCTATCGACAAGAACAACAACCCCGTCCTCATCGGGGCGCTCGCCAACCTGAACAAGGTCGTTCAGGATCTCAGTTATTTCGTCTTTAACCGCCCGGCATGGCAGGTCGCTGCCGCCGCCGTGGCGCCGCCGGTCTGTGCGACGGGCACCACAACGTCGAAGGTGAAGACCACCGCCACCACGCAGCTCTTCCTCAACGGAGTGCCGAAGTCGCTCACCGCCACGGATGATCTGTGGGCACTTACCTCCGACGCAGCCAACACGCTGGCGGCTGGTTCGGTGCGCCGATACCTGCTCCTCTGGGACGGTGCATCAGCCACGACGACCGTCTCGGTGCAGCCGTCGAACGATCAGGTCATTGCGAGCTACGCGAGCTCCACGGTCGCCCTCGCAGCCTGTCGCTGGTCGTCGCTCCCGCCCACGGGCACGGCGATCGTCGGCATCCTCTCGATCGTGAACCTGACCAACGCCTTCATCCCCGCCACCACGCTGCTCGGTGCGGCCGGTGTGACGGCGACGTACGTGGACGGACCGGATCAGGGTGTGCCGCTCGCCTCACTCCTCACGCCGTGATGATGGTCGCCGGCGCGTTCGCACTGGGCGCGCCGGCCCATTCTCCCCTCTTCGAGTAGACCATCATGACCATTTCAGCAGATACCGCGAATCGACTCGCGATCGCTGCGGCAAGCAATGCCGCAGGCGCCGAAGTCGTCGCGGCGCTCAACAGTCCACAGTCCAGCATCGGAGCCGGCACGGTCACGAACGCCATGCTGGTGCCGAACAGCATCGACGGCACAATAGCGAAGAACGTCGCGTCGGGGGATGTCATCGGTGGGATTCCGGTGGTGTTCCGGATCGACCTGGCCGCAGGCGGCTTGGCCGATACCGATGTGATCATGACGCACAAGGTGCGCGTCATCGATGCGTTTCTCGTGCTTCGGGGTGCCGGTGTCGCCTCGACGACGATCACGGTCAAGAACGCCGCGAACGCCATCACCAGCGCGATGGCGGGATCTGGTTCTGATACCGCGCTCGTGCGCGCGACCACCATTGACGACGCCAACTGGGAAATCGCTGCCGCGGGCACGCTCCGCGTCACGAGCGCCGTCGGTGCCACGCAGCCGGCGTGTACGGTGTACGTCACCTGCATTCGCGTCGTGTAATGCTGGCCCCGCAGTCGATGGATGAAGTCCAGCCGGTGATTGATGCGCTTCGGCGCATCGATCCCCTGTTGGATGTCATCTGGAACCCGAACGCGAAGCTGTTGACGCGGCCCTTCTACAGCGTCACCGGCCAACTCACGCCTGGCACGTACGACGGACGCTGGCAGGTGATCCGATACAACACCGCGCACACCAGCGCCCAGCGCGACTACTGCCTCATCTGCACAGTCACGAAGCCGACCGAGGTTGGCGGGATTCTCTGCCTCGTGGACGATGGCGAGTACATGCACGTCGGCCCCTGGCTCGTGGACCTCATGCGCTCCGCCGATGCCGCGAACGTGCGCGCGTTCACCGAGATCCGAAACAAGCTCTGGGCGCAGGACGACGCGATCGAGCACGCGAACGATGCGGCAGAAGAAGCCGCCGAACGCGAAGCGCTCGACAAGGTGCACTTCGATGCCGCGTACGCTGGCGGTGTCGGCAACTGGCAGGGCACAGGCGCTGCCTTCACTCACTGAGGATTCTTGATATGGCGGGACCGAACGATTTTCACGGCGAAGTGGTTGATGGCGTCTGGACCGCCATGCCAGGGCTTGGCGCAGATGAACCGAGGAGTGCTGTTGATAGCGCGGTCGCTGCGGCGTTGGCGAGCGAACCACCGAAGGTGCAGGAGCTCCGCAAGAAGGCCGCGGAACTCGACACCATCGAGCAGCGGTTGGCCGCTCGAGAGGCTGAGCTCAACGCACGCGAAGCCGCACTCGCCGCGAAGTAAGTGACCACCGTCGCAGAACTCATCGACGCCGCGCGCATCCGGCACTGGTCCTTTGCGGATCTGGTGCTCGGCGATGGCGCGGCGCTGCTCTTCCTCAACGCCCGCCAGCGCGTGCATCTCGCGAATCATGGCGCGCAGATCGAAGGGCTCGTCGGCACCTCGATGAGCTATGCGACGAGTATCACCAGCACCGGAACGCTGGTCGGACTGGTCAGCGGAGTGCCGGTGTATGGGACCACGTTCGAAGACGGCTACGCGGCGCACCTCGATGGCTCCGGCGTGCCGTACATCGACACCAGCGAAGCACCGCTCGCGACGGATCCGTTCGGGCTCAGTGGGGGAACGCCGGGGTTCCCCCTGCCCACGGATTTCGTACGGCTCATCAACGTGGCGTTGATCTACACGAATAGCGTCGTCATCCCCTGCGACGTGATTCCTGAGCGGGCGCGGCACACGACCCTTCCAGGTCGCAATCCGGCCGCGTTCGTCTCAGGAAACCGCCTCGTGCCGCTCTTCGCGAACGCCGTGGCGACGAATAACAGCGGCGATCGCTGGTACAACGTGACCAGTGTGCAGATCAGCTACGTCGCCGTGCAGACGCTCTCGGCACTGACCGATGTGGTGACGCTCCCGACGGTGCTGTGCGAGGCGCTGACGGCCGATCTGGCCGCGATGATGGCGAGCCAGTCGAAGGTGTGTCCAGTGGTTGACAAACAGATCCTGATCGCCGAGGCGCAGCGCAGCGCGGCCATGGTCGCTGAAGCCTCGCTTGACATGATCGACTCGGCGCAGAACACCTCAGTCCTCTATCGGCGATGACGACGAAATATCTGGGCTATACGGGGATTCCGGCCAACGCCGACCTCGACGCGCTCGCGGCCGATGCGGCGGCCGGCGCGGCGGCGTATGCCGTGGCTGCAGCCGCAGAAGCCTCGGCCGCTGCGGCGAACACGTTCATCCAAGCCGGGACAGGCGCCATTGTCCGCACGCCGCAAAACAAGGCGCGCGAATGGGTCAGTGTGAAAGACTTCGGCGCTAACGGCACCGGCGGCGATGACACCGCGGCCTTTCAGGCGGCAGCCAACGCGCTGGTCGCGACGGGTGGCGAGATCCGTGTGCCGGTGCCTGGACGGTACGGGCTGGCCTCTCAGGTGCTCGTCAAATCGAAATACCCGATTCACTTTGTGTCGGAAATGGGAGCGGTGACAGACATCGCGTCGTCTGGCGTCTATGCGGGCTCGTACATCTTCCCGATGAACAACATTAGTGGCTCACTGATTCGGTATGAATCGCCGACCGCGACTCGTGGCGATGCTGGTGGCGGCACAGTGCGCGGACTGACCTTCCTCGACGCCTCCAACCTCTCGGCAGTGTCCGTGACGGCGCGTCGGCAGTACACCATGACCGCGGCCGTGGATTTCTATGATGCGCCCTTCGGCCGGGTCATGGACTGCTACTTCTCGTACCTCAAGGGAAGTGCGATTCGCACAAACTTCTGGGTCATGGGGAGCATCAGCGGCGGCGCGATTCGCTACTGTGGCGCACCAAGCAAGCCCGCGATCTACGTCAGTTCCACCGACGCGACGTACTACTCGCAATCGGGCATCATCAAGAACATCCCCTGCGAGGTCAATTTCGACGCCGAGTATATCCAGCTCGACGCGCGGTCGCGGAATATCAAGGTCCGGAGTGTCGGCTTTGAGTCAGACTCGGTGGCCAACCCCACGAGCGGGCAGACCTTCCTCAACGACCTCGGCACCAACAACTCCTACAACCAGAATCACTTCAACCGCACGAGCGCGACGGCCCTCGTCACCGGGAATTACGGCAAGGGAACGCTGAACGAGTTCGAGGGACACACGGGTCTGTCCGTGCAGATGGCCGGTGTGGGTGGACGGCTCACCGCCAACTCCTTCTATGCGAACATCGTCGAACAGAGCGTCGCCGTCGCCGGCACGAGCAACAGTTTTGTCGGAAACACACTCGGGTACTCTGGTGGCATCGTGTCGACCGGCAACCAGGCGATGGTCGACGAGAACAACATCTACGAGCCGCAGCAGACGAGCGGCTACGTCCTCGATTACCCGGTCGGCCCTCTCGCCGGCAGCTGTGCGAACAACACGATCCGCTTCGCCGTCCTGTCGGCCACTGTTGGCGGGATTCGCTCGAGTACGGGCTATCTCCCGATCACCGGGAACAAGGTCTACAACGCGCTGGTCGGCATCTATCTCGACACCACGACGAACACGGTGTCGCAGAACAATGTGATTTCCTGCACCACACCGATCGACGGTATTCCGAACTTCTGGACCGCTAACACGCTGACCGGGAATCCGGGCTGGGCCGACGAGGCATGCGGGATCGCCTTCGTGCCGAACGGCTCGACCTTTGTCGTCTTCGCACACGGACTCCCTGTCACGCCAAGTCTTCGTCACATCTCCGTCTGCCCTGCGGATTCGATGGGGGCGGCGGTGAAGTGCTACATCGATGGCATTACCAGCACCGACTTGACGGTCAAGGTGGACGTCAATCCCGGTATCGTGTCAGGCGCTGGGATCGCGTGGCGCGTCAGGTTGGCCGGCTGATGAGTACAACAGCGCAGACTTGGGTTGAGGCCGCCTACAACCGCTCCGCGGCGAACGACGCCGGCAAGCTCGCGCAGGACGCCGAGTTGCTGGACCACCTGAATCGTGTCTACCAGCGATTTTATACACTCTTTGCCAAGGCACGGCCTGACGAAGCGGCGTCGTTGGCCTCGTGGGTGCTCGCCAGTAACCCGCCCTTCGTCGCGATTCCGAACGACACGATCGCGCTCGTGAGCGTGCATGATGCGGTGACGGGCGCGCAGGTGCACATGATCCCCGCGACAGAAGTCGCGCGGGTGTGGCACATGGCCCCCTCCTGCTACCGGATCGGCAATACGCTGTATTCTCGCGCGCGCAGTGGTGACCCGCTCGCCGGCGACACCTTGTCGGTGCTTCTGCTCGACGCCCCGACGAGCCTGACGGCCCTCACGGACGTCATCGACGTTCGGTTTCCGACGCGCCACCACCAGGTGTGTATCGATTCGCTCGCGCTCTACCTGGATACGAAGGATGACGGGCGCAGCGCGGAGGAGCACGCGAAGCTCGTGGCGGAGTATCAGGCCGCGCTGTCCACGTTCGCCAGTGAGTACAACCTGCCGCCGGATGCGCTCGAGTGGGCACATGCGCCGGTCTCGCGCTCTGCGGTGAACGTGTGAGTCCGTTGCATGTGCCTGGTTTTGGGGGTGGGGTGGTCCTCTTCGGATCGCCGGATGTGCAGCGCCCGGATGAGCTCATGAGTGCCGACAGTTTGGAGATCGGGCCGCGTGGGCAACTCGTGGCGGCCTCGGACCTCAGCGACTACTACACGCTCGAGGACTTGCAGGCCGTCGCCGCGCCGTGGACGGCGCTCCACGGGTTGGGCAGCTTCGTCGCCGCCAATATCCCCTTCGTGCTCGCCGTCGGTGAAGGGAGCGATGTGACGCCGACGCCGCTCTATATCCTGGCCTACATCGAGCGCCAAGGCGAGTCAGTGCCGATTCCGGCGAATCGCACCTTTACGTTCGACACGCCACTGGCAGCGCCGACAGGGCTTGGGGTGTATGTCACCATCCAGCAGTTCCCCGGCCTCTACTTCGCGGCGAACATCGTGCTGGTGTGCGTCGGCGCGCGGGAGGGCGACTTTCCGAACACGGCGCCCGGCTTGGCATTTCTGGCGATCGATCCCGATACCGGCGACGGCTTCGACCTCTTCCCGGGCGAGGAATACAACTGTCTCGGGACCGGATTGGGCGCGGGCGGGACGAATTCGCAGCAGCTGTATTTCCGCGGCATCATCAGCTACAACGGCTTCGCCTTTGGCTGGGGGTTTGATTCCGCCGATGCCACCAACGGCGACGGCCCGAATCGCGTGATGTTCTGCAACGCGAACGATCCGCTCACATGGGGCAACGATAACGTCTCCACCGCGGCTGACCGTCCGTTTACGGACTCCGACGCGATCGTGCTTGGCGATGCGGGCGAGATCATCCGTGGCGCGCTGAAATGGAACGGGAAGCTGTACTTCGGCACCAACTCCCAGCTCCACTACATCGCTGGGTTCGGCCGGGACTCCTTCCTCACCGATGGCTCCAATCCGGTGGCGCGGTCCTTCAACATCGTCGGACCGCAAGCACTGATCGAAGGGCCAGACCGGTTGATGTACGGGACCTCCGATCAAGGGCTCTGGAGCTACGACGGCGCCATCTTCACACCGTTGTTCCAGAAGCTGGTGGACTTCGCCGGACACTCAGCGGGCTACTGGGACTGCATGTGGAACGATCCCAGTTTGGCGGCTGGCTATCCGGGGCGCACGAATCAGGACCTCGTGTGGATGGCCGTGGATTGGGAACGGTTTCAGGTGCTCGTGGGCATCCCCTTCTGCGATGCGACCACCGGGTCTGGGATCGGCGATGATACCGTGGTGATCAAGTACCACCCGAAGACGGGCGGCTTCACGCGCCAAGTCTTTCTCGGCGTGGCGCTCACCGCCGCCAGCTATGTCCGGCGTGCCGGTCAGCAGCGGGAATCGCGCATGCTCGGCACCGCGACGACCGGCGAAGTCACGCTGCAGCGCTACGGCTACCAGGCCGACCCCACGGACAGCCCGATCCTGTCCGTGCAGCTGCCGAGGGTGGAATTCGGGCCCTATGATCCGTTTGGCCCGGATGGTGAGGGCGTGGTGCGTCGCTGCTATCTCACGATCGCATGGGAGTCCTCCCTCTCGTTGCCGCTCGTCTTCAGTGTGCAGACCACCGCCGACGCGTCGACGCTCAACAGCTTCACGCTGACCGTGGGTCCGGTGGCACCAGCCAGTCCCGTCGCGGGCGATATGTGGCTCGATACCTCGCAGGCGGACACCTCGATCGGCAACAGCACGGCCGGCGCGACGGTCGTCGCGAGCGGCGGGTATCTCACCAAGACGTACAGTGGCACCGTGTGGCGGTTCGTCGCTGGCTCCGGTGAGGTGGGGATTCGTGGGACGATTCCGCTGCCTTTGATTCGACGAGTGGCCACCAGGGTCACGGTCAGCGCCACCTGCGTGAGTGCGGCGGGTCGGTTCCAGTTTGAAGGACTGGGCCTCGAGCCCGGCGGGGGCAGTCCCAATGCTTGAATCGGCGGAGGTGGCGTATGCCGCGTAGTGGGCTCACGCAGGAGCAGCTCAACAACCGCATCACGCGCCAGTACACGATCTGGGCGACTGGTGATGGCGCGACGACCCAGTTCCCGATCGGCAAGAACATCATTCGCCTGGACGACCTCGTTGTGAAGGTCGCCGGGTTGACCCTCCGCCCTTCTGATCCCTCAGGCGCTTTTGACTACGCGGTCCGGGGCATCACGCCTGGATACAATGGCGACAAGAATACTGTGAAGTTCACCGCCGCCCCTGCGGGTGGCGCGAATATCTGTTTCATCGTGCACGCGAGCTAACGGATGCCTCTTCCCTTGATTGCCGCCTCGATCGCTGCCGGCGGACTGCGTGCCGGGATCGGACTCTTGCAAGGGCGCAACGAAACGCGCCGCAAGCGGAACCAGATCATGGATGCATATTCACGCGGCCATGACCGGCTGAACATCCACCAGCAGGACGTCCGGCAGTCGGAAACGGAAGGCTTGCAGCGCCGCGGGCTCACGCTCGGCGGGGATGTGCGAACGGGTGGCACCGTGAACCCCGGCGAGAACCTGAGTGTGGGCGGAATCGCACATACGCTCGGCGCGCAGCAGCAGACCGACCTTCATCGGGAACAGGGCCTCGAGCAGAACGATCTCCTGCAGCAGCGCGACAACGCTATCTCAGATGTGAACGCGGAAGGCGTGCAGAACGCCATCGGCTCGATCGCGAGCGGCATCCAGACCGGCTTTCAAGTGGCGGGTATGGGCGGCGGCGGGTCGCCGTCGATCGCGAGTGCCTACAGCGCCGCGGGGCAGCATCCCTACTTCTCCGGTGCAGATCCTGTGAACCCTGACTTTGATAGCGACTGGAGCAAAGGGCTCACGAATTCAGGCTTCACCACATACAACCGAGTCGGCTGATGGCATATCGGGCCAGTATTGGAGGGGCCTTCGGCGGTGGAGCGGGACCAGCGACCGCGCATCCCATCGATGTCGGACAGATTCTGGACGCCTTCACGAACGGCGCCTCGACGCTGATTCAGAATGCGTACGCGCGGAAACGCGGCGAGCAGGAGCTCGCCCTGCAGAAGCAGCGCACCGATGCGGAGGCGCAACGCTACGCCGACGCCCAGCGCATCGCCGGCGAGCGCTATGCGGCCGAACAGGAGGAGCGCAAGGCGAACCGCGAGCGGCAGAGTATCCAGGATGCCTTCGCGCGCGAGAAGTTCGACGCCGATATGGCGCTCCGTCGCCAGCAGTCGGACCGCGAATTCATCGCGAAAGGCGGAACCGTGGGCGGCACGAGTATGGGGCTGACACAGCCCACCGCGCAGCCGCTGCCGTCGATCGCGGAGCGCTATGCGGGCAGCCTGTCCGTCGGCGGTGCTCCTTCGCCGGCCAACAATCTCGTCGAGAGCCTGCCAACGATCACCAAGACCACAACGCCGGATGCGTTCACTCCGCTTCCGAAGGCGCCGATCATGGGCACGCCTGAGTGGGAGCGTGCGCAGGAATTCGTGGCAGGGCTCGGGCGCAGATCGCACGAGGAGAACAGGCGATACGACGCCGCGCACCCGATGCCGCAACAGGAGACGACCAAGCCGACCGAGTTCTCGAACAAGGCGGCGCTCGTCTATCCGCGCGCCCAGCAGGCGTTCGCGCTCCTCGAGCCGGTCTATCAGACGGGCATTCCCGCGCACTCAATGCTCAACAAGGTGCCGGGGCTCGGGAATTACGGCGTGACTGATCGCGAGCGGCAGGCGATTCAGGCGGCCGAAACGATCTCCTCGGCCATCCTGCGCCTTGAGTCCGGCGCGGCGATCTCTGAGCATGAGGTGAAGGAATACGCGAAGCAGTTCCTGCCCCAGCCTGGCGATGATGCACAGACGCGCGCGAACAAGCGCGCCACACTCGTCACACAGCTCGAACGGATGCGCGCCGCCGCATCGCCGACGATGAGCCGCGAAGCGCCCGCGAACCCGTACCGGAGATAATCATGGGTGTCTCACTCCGGCCAGTGCCGCAGGACGAACGCTCGATTCCCCCCGATAAGCTCTGGGACCAGAAGGTGGCGGGTGGCATGTCAGCCGACGAGGCGACCGCCTACGTCTCGCGCATCCACGGTCCACCGCCCTCAGTCAAGCCGTCGAAGCTGCCGTTGCTCCGCACCCCAGCGGAAACCACCGGTGTCCGAAAGGATTACCTCACGGACAAGGCCAAGGCGGCCGCCGCGCCGACGCAGTTCGGCGCTGGACTGCTGCGGAGTGCCGAGCAGGGCGCCACGTTCGGGTTCGGCGATGAGCTCAACGCGGGCGTGCGGTCCGCGCTCTCAAAGGAGACATTCGCAGACGCCGTCGCGGACGAGCGCAAAAAGCTCGAAGACTACAAGCAAGCGAATCCGGGCACCGCGCTGGTCTCGGAGCTTGGCGGCGCGGTTGGTGGCGGTGCAATCGGCGGTGCAGCGCTCGGCGTCGTTGGGAAGGCGCTGGGGCTTGGTGCGAAAGTGGCCGAGGGTGGACTTGCACTCACGCGCGGCCAGAAACTCCTTCGAACGAGCAAGCAAATCGCGACCGGGGCCGCTGCTGGTGGAACCGCTGCCGCTGGTGCTGCCGAGGGAGATGTTCCGACCCGACTAAAGGCAGTTCCCGCTGGCGCGGCGTTTGGCGCGGGCACCGTCGCTGGCCTGAAGGCGGTCGGTGCACTGGCCGACGCGACGGGCGCCCCGCGAGCGGTCGCGAGATTGCTTCCGCGCCCCGCGACAGCAGATGCGCCACTCGCTCCACTGGCCAGGGCCGCAGGGATTGCGACAACCGAAGACCTAGCACGGGCCGATGTGCTGCGGCAGATGCAACGCGCTGGGTTTAGTGTCGACGATGTCGCCGCGAACGCAGCTGCCGCGACGCCAGACCAGATGCTGCTCGATCCGTCAATCGGCGGGCGGGCGATGCTTCGAAAAGCGCGCGGCGCGCATTCGATTCCCTCCCAAGGGTCCGAAATCATCGGTGACGCGCTGGCCGAACGTGGGCACGGCCAGCCGAAGCGCGTCCAGGAAGCGCTGGAATCCACGATGGGCCACGGTCGCGAGAACTTGATCACACGCGAAGCCGAACTCTCCGGGAAGCGTCTCGCGAATGCGAATCCGAAGTACGACGCCATCAAGGGCACGGTCATCGAAGACCCTGAGGCGTTGGCGCTCTTCGACATTCCGGAGTTTCGCGCGGTGCATAAATCCGTCGCTCGCAACGCCGCGATTCGTGGCGATGCGTCGATTCCTCCGCTCTCGAGCAAACAGGTCGTTGGCGGGGTTGAGACGCGCGTGCAGAATCCGCAGACATTGGGCACGCTGGACAAGGTCAAGCAACATCTCGACGACATCATCAGCGGCAAGACAGACGGCGGAAAGGTGAGCCGTGATCGTGCCTATGCGATGCGGGACCGGTTGATCCAGGCACGCAACCGGTTGGATGAATTGCATCCGGAGTACGCCGAGGCGCGCGCGCAATACGCGACCGACTCGCAGCCGATCAATGGCTTGGAACTCGGGCAGACGTTTCTCAAGACGCCGCGCGATGAGCTGCAGGCGACGTTCGAGAAACTGACGCCAGCGGCGCAGCACGAATACCGGAAGGCCGCGCTGGCGTCGATCGAAGAGAAGCTGTCCAGCACCAGTGATGGGCGCGACAACACGCAGCTTTTCAAGAACGATCTGATGCGGGAGAAGCTGAAGACCATCTTCCCGACGCCGGAGTCGTTTGAGCAGTTCCAACAGACGCTCGCGCGCGAAACGGAGATGCACGGATCGAAGCAGTTCGTGCTCGGAGGGTCACCGACTGCCCGCATCCTGGCTGAGCAGGCTGATGAGATGGGGAGCCCTGCCTCAGTGCTCTCGGGCGCACGTCGTCCACTGAGCACGCTCGTGACTGGTGCACTCGACAACGCACTGACGCGACGCATGCGCGGATTGAGCGAGCAACAGATCAACGCCCTCGCTCCGATCCTGACCGCGCGCGGCGAAGACCTGCAACGCGTTGTCGAGGAACTGAAGGCGTTCAGCCAGCAGCAGGCGAGAGCAGCGGGACGAAAGCCAGTGCTCCGCGCAACAGCGCAAATCGCAGGAGGGGCGTCTGCGAAGCCTTAGCGCAGCACGTCATGCATGTCGACGTCGTCGCTGACAGGCCGCTCGCCACGATGCAGTGCCGCACGGTTCAGGGAGACCTCCATGAGACCGAGGACACCCAGCAACGCAATCCGGATACGCCACAAGCCATACCAGACCACGACGGACAAAAGCACCAGTCCCCAGAACGTTCCCATAGCACGGTAAGCTAGACACGCCCCGCCCCTCCGCAAGACAAAGCACTTCCCTCCTCACGGCGATCCACAGGGACGCCACCCCTACAACGACCTCACCTTCCCGACGCCGGGCGGGTGTCCGTCTCCCTTCCCTTTCGGCCCTCAGGACCGATGCAGCAGACCGACGAACGCTCCCTCCTCACACGACGCAAGGCTGACATCGAGCTCGTGTCCATTCTCGGCGGTCTCCTCGCCTTTGTACTCGCGGGCGGTATTGCCTGGGGCACCGCACAAGCCGCGGTCTCCCAGAAACTCGACCGCTCCGAGTTCGCCGTCCATGTGGCCGAGTTCAATCGCCGCTCTGAAGTGGATTCCATCCGTGGCGCCCTTCAGGAGCAAGCCCTCCAACGCATCGAGCGAAAACTGGATTCCACCAACACCCGCTTGTCTCGCCTGATCTGCAACCGCCAACCCGTGTACTGCCAATGAGAGATTCCACAGAAGTCACGATCGAGACAGGTCTCTCCTATCTCGTCATTGCACTCGTGGGGTTTGCGTTCATGGCGTTGGGTGGTGGAGGGATCTGGTTCGAGTACCATCCCGCGCCTGCGCACACGACACACGTGATTGCGTTCGTGTGTCTCTTCGTCGCCGGCGGGTTGATTCTGCTGATTGGTCTCGGGCGCAAGCGCGGGCTCTCCGTGGTGCAATCCATCACCGTGATCGCGACGCCGTTCGTGCCGAAGTTCGGCGGGATGCGGGCCGGTGATCCGCCGGCGGAGATCGAGATACCGCCGAGGGCTGAACCGTGAGCCGTCCCAACTTGCAGTCGCGCGTCCTGCATCTCGACAATGCAGAGCATCATGGCAGTCTCCGCGAAGGGAAGCCAGACTTGATCGTGATGCACTGCACCGAAGGTGGAACGGCGCTGAGCACGATCGACTACCTCAACACCACGCACGACAAAACCGCGTCATATCACTACATCATCGAGCGGAACGGCGCGATTTACCGGATGACGAATCCGGTGATTGTTGCCTATCACGCGGGGGATTCAGCATGGCCCAATCCTATAGCGGCAACCTCTGACAATCCCGACAAGCCGAACAAAGGCGCATCGGTGAACAAGCGCTCGGTCGGTATCGCGTGGGCACACCAGGGGAAGGAAGTCCTCACCGACAAGCAGATCGAGAGTGCCCTGTGGCTCTGCGGGTTCCTGATGGACTCCTATTCGATTCCTCCGTCGCGTGTGGTTGGGCACTATGAGGTGAGCCCTCAAAGAAAAATTGACCCGCAGCCCGCGATGGAAATGCGCGAGTGGCGAAAGCTGCTCACGAATTACCTGACGGACGGTGCATCGTGAGCGCCGATCGGCAGCGCATCGTCTTCGGCGCGATTGTCATGGCGGGGGTGGCGATCGTGCTCTGGAGTCAGCGCCCCAAGCCAACACCAGACCAAGCGGCCGCGCATGCGAAGACGGAGCTGCGCGAAGCGGAAGCTGCGAAAGCCGAGACGGTCTACGTGTCCGTGCGCGATAGCGCGATTGCTGCCAGAGTCCCGCTCCGAAAGTTGCGCGATAGCGTCATAACACACCCCTCTGACACTGTGACCGTGCTTCGGTACGTGGCGAAGGTGGACACCCTGCTCCATCAGGACTCGACGGCGCTCGCTCGAGCCGATACGACGATCCAGAAGCTGCATGTGGTGATCGCGTCGAAGGACACGGAGCTCGTGCTCGCCCGAATGCCTGGGCCGCGCCTGCACTACACGGTGGCGGCCCTATACGACCCGATTCGAGGCGAACCCTCAGGCAGTGCGGACGCGACGTTCCGGCTGGTGCGCGGACTCGCGCTGGTCGGTCGAGTGGACCAACGTGCGGCGATCGGCGAACGGCCAGATTTGAAGGTGGGCCTGAGCCTCACCTTCTAACGTCGCTACTTCCGCGGCGAGACGCTCGGCAATCTCGTCCTGCTGATCCGGCCGCAGTCGGCGGATCGCCAAGAATGCCCCTAAAAGCTTGTCAGTCATAGCGCCTCCAAACTAGGCGGATTGGTCTAGTTTAGTCGTTTCATGCAAGTTGCGCCACTATTGTTACAGCGCGTCTCGGAACCTTTGCATACATTTTCCCAATGGCAAACAAAGCCAAGGCGGCCCTAACGGCACCGCGCCCACGGATCGTGCTCTCTGCAAACGTGGTGCAGCGTGGCGTTCTGCTTGTGGTTGGGGACTCACTCCCGATCACCCACGGGGCGGGACTGTGCTTGCTGATCCAGCGCGATTGTGAGGTCGTGCTGTCGGACGGGACGATCGAATAGCGATCTAGTCCCGAAGCTCCAGCTTCTCGGCCATGTAACTCAAGGTCGTCATCACGCTTCGCAGCCCAAGTGGGTTGGTGGGGTGCTCCATCATAAACTCGCCCCGGTAATCCTTCGGCGGCTGGATGCCTTCCTCCTTGAACGCCTCCGTCAGCGCGAGCACACGACCAGCATACTCGGTGGCATAGGTGGTCTGAAACTCCTTCACCTCCCGAATGAGGTAGTCCCGTCCTTCCGACTCGGACATTTCGCGGGCCGTGAGAAAGTCGCCTAATTCCACCACAAGCGCTTTCGCGCGCCGAACCAGCGCCGACTGTGTTTCGCTCAGGGGCGTCACAAAGTGCTCCCTAGAAAGGAATGACGCGGTTGTGACGCGGGGTCGCTACCTATTGCGCTCATGCCTGGATTCCTTGAGTGGCCCATTGAGGCGGACGCGGATGACCTCCGCAATGCGATCCTGCTCTGCATCGAGATCGGCTTGGAAGAGACGAACCCGACGCTCCAACTCCTCCGGCGGAAGCTGCGGGCCGAGCTGCGGCTCGAGGTGACGGGGCTTCCACGGCATCTAACGAAAGGTCGCGTATGCCACGAGCGCAACCAAAACCCAGAGTAGTCTGCGCACCGTCGCGACTTGACCGTTCAGGCTCGACAAGTGGCTAGCTAAGAGCACCAAGTCTAGTCGCGCGTGAACGACTGCCGTTCGGACGGTGGTGTCCTCAAAGTCGAGGTCCTTTTGTTCACCACAAATGTCCGCCCAGACTGCCTCCTGTAACGCCTTTGCCCTGAGGTCGTATTGGCTCATCTATTGGACCAGGCCGAGCATCGATCGATGTGGATAAGTTTTGGGAAATAGGTCCAGCTTGCTATCCGACATCCAATTTCCTAGCTTCCTGCCCCTGCTTCGGGAGTTCTTCGGGAAATGGGATCGTTGCTCAAGCGTGGCGTGTATCGCGCGCCGTATCTAGTGAAAGGCTTACCTGCCCTCGTGGCCGTTGATCGGTACGGTGTTGCACGGAAGCACTTGGCGGTGCCGCCTGGAGCGAGTTGGGAACGGTGCGTTCAGTGGATGGAGCAGAAGCTCGAGCTCTGGGATCCGGCGCCGCAGCTCGTACTCGTGAAGCCCGTGAAACGTCACGAGCCGACGCGGGAAATTCCCGCCCGGATGTACCGAGACCCGCACGATATCCGAGCCTACCGGCGCATGCTGGCGAAGAACGCCGCGAACGCCATTCCTGTTCGGCCGCATCCGCTAGGCTGACTTCCCGCGCTTCTTCGCGGGTTTTGCGGTCTGTGCTTCGAAGCCGGTCATTTCCTTCCCCTGTGATGCCGGCAGCTCCACGCCGTACTCGAGAAACATCTCCGAGACATTGAAATAGCGCGCCAGTTTCGCGCGCGTCTCCGGACTCGGATACGTCTTCCCCGACACCGTTTCCGAGATCACTGGACGGCTCACGCCGATTTCCGCCGCGACCTCCTTTTGGGAGATATCGCGGCGTTCGTGTGCGGCCTTCACGCGCATGAGTTGCGCGACCCGATCTCCAAGTGTCTCGCGTTTCTTCACTTAGCTGATGATCGACAAAGGTTCGACATTGGCTATTGACATTCGGCGGTGGCTACCTAAATTAGCCGTCACGTAACACATCACGTTACAACAGCTACCCAACAATGGCACTGACACCGGATGAGCGAAAGATGCGACTCGGACATGGGGGCTTGGCTCTCATCGCTCGGCGCACCCGTCGCACGCGCGGACATGTGACTGAGGTCAACTCCGAGCGCCGTGACGATCCCGTGGTAAAGCGGGCAATCACGCGGGAAATCGTTGCAAAGAATCCCACCATCAAGCCGGACGAAGTCTGGCTGATGGCGGGATAAGAGACCCTCGAGGACGCGCTCGATGATGAACGCAATCGGCTCGAGGGTCGTGGTGGTGGTTTTGAGTCAGTCACTGGCGCGTCTCCGCATTCGAGGTGCGGACAACATGCAGAACACTCCCGAGAAGAAATTGCACAATCTCACGATCAGCGACGGCGGGCTGGCACAGACGCGGCGCACACGCGCGGAGCTGGAGCTGGAGCGCGCGCTGCGCGCGTTGTTCGTGGCGATGCAGGACCGTCAGGGCCGCTCGATCAACCAGAACTTCCGCAACATCGCCTCTAGAAAAACACAGCCGTGGAAGGGGATTGTGCGGCGCTTCAAGGAAGCGAAGCGCGCTCGGAATGATCAACACAACTACCCGTTGGCCAGGCAAGTCGGACAGGCGTTCGAGCGCTACGCCGATGAGCTGTACGGCGTGGACATCCTGAACGACCCGAACAACAGACGTCGCGCCTAGAAACGAGAAACGCCGCCGATTCGAGGTCGGCAGCGCTCCCTAACGGTTCACCACGAACCCTGAGAGTTCGCCATGAACATCGCTTCAACAAAAGTAACACCAACGGCGCTGGCAGAACAGCCTGACGAGCCAGGCTTCGATGTGACCGACTACGCCACGCGCTACCCATCCCGCGCTATGCCACGCTTCGCCACAATCGATTACCTCGCCTCCGTCTGCACGCTGGTCCGGGCCGCGTGCGGGTCGCTGGCGAACGATGCCGCGTTGACCGACGCGGAAGTGAAGGTCGTGGACAGCGTGTTCTTCGCGGGCAAAACATCGAAGGTGTGTGCGGCCATGATCATCGCCGCGCGCCCGAAGCTGCGGCGGATCGCATGAGCGAGACCATGGTGGAAGACGGCCTCTACGCCGCCGTGCTCGGACATGAAGACGATGCGCGCACCATCGGCCCGCGCCGTCGCAAGGCCCCGAAGGAATATGTCGTCTCGCTGATCCACGCCGGGAAGCTCGGCGTGACGTATCGCGTGGACGTCGGCACCGTGAAAGGCATCACCGTCAAAGCCACGCGCTTTCAGACCCTGTGCTGCCTCACCTGCCTCACCGTGGATCGCTGCATCCATGTGGCCGCTGTGCGTGAGCATATCGCGGAACATGGTGCGCACGAAGGAACGATTGACGGGCGCGATCGCGCCCCATTGCCGAGCGTCGCATGAATCATCAGATCCTGTTCAGCGCCCGCAACCAGCACATTGTCGATACCGGACGGCGGCTGATCGTGCAGAAGATCGAACGCCGCATGTTCGCCGAGTGCGCGTACAACGAAGCCACCGACGCGTTCAATGAAGCGACGGAAGACGGCGACCCTGAGCGCATCCGGTTGGCGAAGGAAGTGCTCACCCACAAGAGCGATGCCCTGAGCAACGCGGAGCTGTTCGTGGACGCCGCCTTTCTGGAGCTGTACGCCGACCTGCTTGTAATGGCGCGTAGTGAGATCGCGGAACGCGAAACGGAGTGTGCCGTATGACGCGTCCATATTTTCGCGGTACGCCGAGTGAGCGCTTCTGGCAGCGAGTATCAGTCAGTGAGCGGTGCTGGGAATGGCAGGGCACGCGAATGAGTTCTGGCCACGGTCAGTTCAATGCGGGCGGCAAGATCGTCCTCGCGCATCGGTTCGCCTGGACGGATAAGGCAGGCGAGATACCGGCTGGCGTTTGCGTCTGTCACAAGTGCGACAACCCATCGTGCGTCCGCCCCGACCACCTCTTTCTGGGAACGAAAGCGGACAATAGCGCGGACATGGTCGCGAAAGGTCGTTCGTTCCGTCGAGGCGCGGACGCGCAGTTCTGCAAACACGGACACCCGTTCGATGAAGCCAACACGCACTGGCATCGTGGCAAGCATCGGGTCTGTCGTGCGTGCTCAAGAACGCGCGTCAATGCACGAAACGCTCGGTTGCGTGCACAACGCGATTTCCGCGTGATGGCGCACGAAGAAGTTTCGGGGAACGCGTCTAAGTCCCGCGTTTCCGCCTCATCGCCGGATGAGGTTCAGGGGTCGGCAGTCGCGGCGAACGTCGCACCGAGCCCTGACGCGCACACTGCACAACATCGTGCGCATCCGGCACACACGAGGGCCAGCCGATGACGATCAATTTCCGTGCGCTGGCCGATCCATTCCCCGCGAAGGATGTGGAATGGCGCGCACAGTCCACCGGCAAGACGAGCGACAACAAGCCATGGATCCGCGTGCTCGCCTACATCGACAACCGCGCGATCATGGAGCGGTTGGATGAGGTATGCGGCCCCGAGAACTGGCGCAACGCCTACGCGACCGGACCGTCAGGCGGCATTCTCTGCGGCATCTCGATCTACAGCGAGACGCGCGGCGAGTGGGTCACGAAGTGGGATGGTGCCGAGAACACCGATATCGAAGGCGTGAAGGGCGGGCTCTCCGGTGCCATGAAGCGCGCGGGCTATCAGTGGGGCATCGGGCGCTACCTCTACAACCTCGAGGAAGGCTTCGGTATCGTCTCGCCCAAGGGCAAGTACTTCGTCGGCCCGAAGGCGGACAAGCACGGCGCGGCGTTCAAGTGGGATCCTCCGGCGCTGCCCGCATGGGCGCTGCCTGGCGGCGCTGGTCGTCCGGACGGCGTGCGCAAGATCGCCACGGAGCAGCCGAAGCGCGCTGCGGATCCGCTCGACGTCGTGCTGCCTGGCACGCCGGACAAACTCGGCGGGCATGGCGGAAAGAAACTCAGCGCACTCACGACCGACGAACTGCTCGACGTGCGCAAGAAGCTCGACGGGAAGAAACCCTACGCCGCCGCACTGGCCGCAATTGACGCTTACCTGACGGCGACGCAGGCGGTGGCGGAATGATGCCGCTCGTCGGGATGCTCTTTCGCGGCTACTGCGGCGGCGCGTTCGGGCGCGACGGGTGGGGCGAGAAGCGCGTCGAGTCGTTCGGCGCGGACTGGATTGTGGTGCGCAACGATCGGGGGCGCCCGCGGTTCGCCTCCTTCGCGGACACAAACGAGATGCTTACCAAAACCGCAGAGTGGGTACAGGAGCCAGCCGAATGACGAAGACAACGATTACCCGCAATGAAGGCGAAGTCGTTGGCGAGGTGCCAACGGTCGACATGAACGATCCCGGCCACCTTGAAGCGTGGTACGGCAACTTCGGCTTCTTCGATCACTACCGGAAGATCGTGCTCGCGAGCTGCCGTGAGACGGAGCGCGCGAAGGCACTCGCCAAGAGCGAGAAGATCACGGAGACCCGCCTCGATGACCTGGCCCGCGTGTCGGACACGTATGTCGAGTTCATCGCGCTCCACCTTGGCGGGCGGGCATTGCGTGAGCAGAACGTCCTGCTGTCTCAGGTGCTGCGGTGAGTGATCTGGTGCAGGCGATTGCTGATGCCCGTGGCGATGTGGCTGTCCTGAAGCGCCACGGTGCAGTCGTACCGGTGGAGAAGGTGGCGGCGTTCATCGATTCGATCTCTGAGGCAGCGTACCCGTTCACCACGTTCATCAGTGAGTCGGACGCGGTGATCCGCTCTGGCCATCAGGCGAAGTGGTTCAGGCAGCGCTTTGCCGATTGGGAGAAGCAGGGCTTCGCGCGTGTGAATCCGCACAAGGCGAAGGACCGGCAGTACCTGCTCTGCATCGTGCCTCTGCGCCACGATCTCGACGCGCTCCGCGCCCTCACCGCCCGCGCGCGTCTCTCCCCTGAGGAGCGGCGAGCGTTAGAGCGGGAAGCAGACAGCTTTGCAATAGTGCATGCAGGGGTAGACCAAGAAAAATCAACCGCAAGCACCACTGACCAAGGGATGCTACTACGATGGGCACACGAGCAGCGGAAGTGATGCAGACGCTGGACGCTCTCGCCGTGTTACAGGATGCGCTTGGCGACGAGGGGCAGGAAAGCCGCCGCGATGTCGTAGCGCGAGCAGAGGCGGTGATTCTGCAACTCGCCGAGTCCGTCGAACGAGGAGAGCGGCGCTGGAGAGATGTCATCGGCAACCTCGGCCTCTGCTTGGAGTGTGGCGAAACACCCACGCATTGGATTCACACTGGCGAGGATGCCTACTATCACGCGTTCGCGGAGTTCACCCCGCTGCAAGAGGTCGGATTCGCGACAATGCGCGCCAATGCGAAGAAGCGGAGTCCAGCATGACGGGCCATGTATATCCCCCCTTTAGGGGGCATATAGCCACATCACCGTCTATATGCCCCCATTTGGGGGCACATAGAAGCGACAATGAGTAACCCCATGCCGAGCCCGTTCGACCTCGCCCACGCACTGAAAACGCTACAGCGCCTCGTGGACCTCGCGCCGCAAGTCGCCCCCGAAGTGTCAGGAGGCGACGGCTACCACTTCACGTTGGGCTACAACTTGTGCGACGACCGGAACGCGGCGAGTGAGGCCATTTCGCTCGTGGAACATTGTGTTGCGCCGTCGCTCGCCGCTATCCGCGCCCACATCGCCCGCCTAGGGGGGAGCGTAGCCCTACCTGGAAAGGCGGACGAACTGCTCCAAAGCGGCTCTTTTACGAGTCCGTTGAATGGAAGCAAATCTGTCGTCGTGTCTGGGCGCGAGATCGCAGAACTTGCCGCCGATGCGGAAAGGTTCACGACGGCGTGGGAGCAATCCACCAAGTGCATCACATCGCACCGTGGAGCAAGTATCCCGACCTGCGACGAGAGTTATCAAACCTCGTGCTGCTCTGTCGTAGCTGCCATCGCTGGGTTCATTCCTCGAAACATCCTGGCAAGCGATGGCTGGTCGATTGAGCTAGTCACATCGGCTGGCTGGACGAACGTGCCCGACGAGAACGGGAAGCCTGCCTCAGATGCAGCTCGCTATAAGGCGTGCGGCAATGGCGTCGTCAGCAACGTCGCGGAGTGGATCGCATCGCGGCTCCTGGCTGTTGAGGAAGCCGCATGATGCGCAAGACCCCCATGAAGCGCAGCGCGCCGATGAAGCGCACACGCATTCGCCCGAAGAAGCGCAGCCAGGAATCCTACGAGCGGATTTATGGCAGCGTCGAGCGGGCAGAATTTGTCGAAAGTCTCCCGTGCTGCGGCTGTGACGTCGAAGGCTGGTCCGTCAACGCGCATGTCGGGACCGAGGGGAAGGGACTTTCTCGAAAAGCGAACGCGGACCAGATCGCCCCGCTCTGTAGCTCACGCATTGGGGCGGTGGGGTGTCACGAGTTGTTCGATACGCACCACGCCCCGTTCGATACGGACGAGGCCAGAGCGCGGATTGTGGGCTATGCGGCGATTACCGAAGCGCGGTGGCGGGTGTACTGCGAGGAGGCGGCGTGATGCTAGCGCGAGTGTTTCAACTCGGCCAAGCACGCATCGCAGAAGCGAACGGTCATGTTGCCGGGCGAGCGCACCACAGTGACCGTGGCGTCACGCCGAGTGCCGTGCGCTCCAACCTGACGGTTACAGAAGTTGCACGAACCTTCCGTCACCGCTTTGGCGCGGTAGGTCTGCAAACGCGATTCGGTGGCTGCCTCACAAGTGCACATCGGTCTCTCCGGTTAAACAGAACGTCGCTTGCGCTTCGGCTTGACGGGCGCGGGCAGATCGTCGCGGGCGAAGATGTCATTCATGTCCTCAACGTCGAACATGCGGCACAGCGTGTCCAGCGTGTTGAGGTCCACACGCTTCGGTTTCCCGTCCGCTTCCACCAGTCGCACGGCGGTCGTGATGGTGAGGTCGCCGCGACTCGCCTTCATCAAGGCGTAGGCGTTTTTCAGTTTCCGCTCGGCCATGAGCTCAGGAAGTTTCAGTCGCATGAGCAACATGATACGAACGTAACCACGGAAACGCCTAGACGCAAGAGTGCAATCAGTGTTGCGCTAGTACGGTACCGCTATTATCCTTCCGTTACAGTAATCCCCCTTCCCCGCCGATGACGGCCCCTCTCCCGATCGATACGCCCGTGGCTCGCATCCTTGCGAAATTGCAGCGCGTGAAGAAGAACGGCGCGGGCTTCATGGCCCGCTGTCCGGCGCACGACGACGGTACCGCCTCACTCTCTCTCAAAGAGGGGAGCGACCGTCGCGTGCTCATGCACTGTCACGCGGGCTGTGCGGTGCCGATCATCGTCGCGGCGTTGGGGCTGACCATGAATGACCTCTATCTCCCTGACACCCATGGACGACCAACCACGAGCCCCACCAGCGTGAGCGCGCCACCAACGCGCCCCGTGCTCATCAAGAGCTACGACTACACGGACGAGAACGGAACGCTCCTGTTCCAATCGTGCCGATTCGTAGAGAGCACGGGGAAGAAAACCTTTCGTCAGCGCCGCCCCGATGGAAAGGGCAATTGGATTCCGTCGCTCGGGGAACAGGAGCCCGTGTTGTATCGGCTCCCCGAAGTGCTGGCCGCGATCCATGACGGCAAGCGTGTGTTCATCGTGGAAGGCGAGAAGGACGCCGACAATCTCGCGGAGTTGGGTTACACCGCGACGACGAACCCGATGGGCGCGGGCAAGTGGCGCGAAGCGTTCTCCGCGTATTTCGAGAATGCCGATGTCGTGATCCTCCCCGACAACGACGAACCGGGACGCTCGCACGCGGAGCAAGTCGCCGCGTCACTCGTTGCCAAGAAAGCGACGGTCAAGGTCGTCGGTCTGCCGAACCTCCCCGAGAAAGGGGATGTCTCCGATTGGCTGGACGCGGGCGGGGATCTCGACACACTCGAAAAACTCATCGGACAAACCCCGCGCTGGACGGGGGACGCGATGCAAGCCGCGCATCGGACACGGTGGCGTTTGGACGAGTTGTTTGAGAACGACAACATCATGCGACCACCGCCCGCGATTGTTCCACGCTTGGCGTGGGCATCGCGCTCGACATTGTTGGCGGCACGAGAGAAAGCAGGCAAGAGCACACTCACGGGCTATCTCACCGCGTGTGTGTCGAATGGCTCGTCGTTTCTTGGCGAACCGTGTGCGAAGGGTGGCGTGCTCCTGATTGGACTTGAAGAGTTCATCGGGGACGCCGCTCGTCGGTTGCGGCACTTCGGTGCCGATGCGACCAACGTGCATATCGTGGACCGATTCGCTGGCGACCCGCTCATGCGGCCCCAGGAACTCCGCGACCACATTGAGTCGGTTGACCCGATCTTGGTCATCATCGACAGTCTGACCGCCTACTCGCACGGGCAGATTCAGGACGACAACAACGCCACGCAAATGGCGAAGGTCGTCCAGCCACTCACCGACGTGGTGCATCAACTCGGCGTGGCACTCATCATCGTCCATCACGCGACCAAGAGCACGGGCACCTATCGCGGCAGTACGGCGATCGGTGGCGGTGTGGATCTCGTGGTGGAGTTCGACATTCCCGAACCGGACGCCGACCCCACGCTTCGTCGCATCAAGAGCGTGGGCCGTGTTCCTGTTCCGCGCGTCTATGACGTGCGGTACGACGGGGATCATTATGTGCTCGCCGGGGCGGAAATGCCCTTGGATGAGCGCATCGTCACCATCGTCACGAATCGCCCGAGTATTTCTGCCAACGACGTGGCGGACGACATCGGGATTCGCCGCACCGAAATCCTGACCCGGATTGGCTTTCTCATCGCCAACGGACGGCTTCGGAATGCGGGGGGGGCTAATCGTATGAAGCTCTATGTCCCCGACCACCCTCTCGCCTTGTCACTTCCATGAAGTGGACCTTAAGCCTCTCAAATGAGGACGGAACCACGCTGGAACTACGCGGGAACCACTTGGGAACCACCACTGGGCAAGTGGTTCCGGAGGCTGGTTTCCCCCTGAAAGGGGGAACCACCCCGGACCAGCCCCACCCCGTTTTGGGAACCACGTCGAACCTCTACGGCCTGACTGACGCCGAGTTGCTGGACTGTCTCGGGCCGTCATGGTCCGAGATGAAGGACGAGGAACGCGCTGAGTATCCGTGTGAGAATTGGCGCCACTTCGTGAGGGACGCCGCGTGACCACCATCGAGACCGACGGCGCCCTCTACGCCGTAGCGGTGGAGCAGTACGCCCGCGCCTACGCCCACGCGAACATCCAGGACTACCGCGCCATGCTGGACGAGGCGTTTAAAGGCTACACGCGGGGCGAGAAAGGGGGCTTCCGTCGCCGGATGCAGATGGTGGATCGGGAAGCGGCACACAAGCACGGCCTCCCGCGCTTTGCGGAGTGGCAGGAGCAGCGCGCCGCATGAGCAACCATTCTCGCTCAACCTTCGGGTACTGGCTCCTCTTGTCTCTCGTGATGTGTTGGGCGGCGTTCGTCGCCTACTCGTGGGTGCACGCCTTCGCGACGTGTCGCGGCCATGTCGTGAAGAATTGGGCTGACTTTCCGGTGTGCGTTTCGTGAGCGCGCCGAAATCCGACCGCAATGCACAGTTCGTCGCGGAGTACTGCGCCGGGGCAACCCTCCGTGAAATCGCGGCCCGCTATGGGGTCACGCGGCAATGCGTGGGGTTCGTCGTCAAGCGAGACGCAGAGCGCCGTCCCTATCTCGGGCTCGATCACTACTTCGCGCATGGCGTGCCGGGCTATCCGCCGCCGCTGCTGGACGGTCCTGACGCATCGAGTCCGTCCGTGCTGGACGATGCCTTTTCCTTCTCTCACCTGAGTTGACCGAATGACGACAGAATTGCTGGACTGCGGGAAAAGTGAAAGTGAATTGCTGGCGTTGCCGCTGATTCACGGCTCGCACGGCGACCACTTCGACGGCGAATGCTGTCTTGTGGAGAAGGCGAACCGCATCGCCTCGTGTGTGCCCGCGTTCAGGGAGCGCTATGGGGCCGCACAATTCGCGGACGATCATCCGTCCATCTCTCGCGTGTGTCGTTCGATGGCGATCGGGTTGAACGACATGCGGTGGGAGAGTGACGAAGCGCGCACTGAGGCGCTGGACCGCTTCTCGATCGCGTTGCTTGGCACGAAGACGACCGACGCCGACGACGAAACCCGCGCGTGGATGGCGACGGATTGGCTTGTGCGCGTCTACACGCCTGCATGGCTGCGACTCGCCGGATTGACCGACGACGCTCAAGCGTTGGAGTCGCTGGCTCGTATTGCCGACAGCACGCTCGCTCGCGCGGCGCGCCCGACGATTGACGCCGCGCGAAGCAAGGTTGCTGCTGCGTGGGATGCTGCGGGGGCTGCTGCGGGGGCTGCTGCGGGGGCTGCTGCGGGGGATGCTGCGGGGGCTGCTGCGAGGGCTGCTGCGGGGGCTGCTGCGTGGGATGCTGCGGGGGCTGCTGCGGG